TAATGAATAGTTAAATCGAAGTCCGCTTCGAATTCAACAGTTTTTTCTAGCTCATGTTCGCAATTATTGCAATCACAACTAGTACAGCTGCCACCATTGGTATGATGACATGCATGTCCGCAGTGTTGGCAAAGTTTATCCGAAAAATTTAATTCCTTTGGTAGCTGCACCTACTCCTCGCATAGTTTTATTAGGCTTTTTGACATTTTTATCTACATCAATTCCATCTACTGATGGTCCGGGATGAACTTTTCCCCCGTGCATGTATCCTTTAGTTTTTTTTGGTGGTCTACCCACCTTACTTCCATATGTTCCTGGTCCTGACGGCATATATACTCCTAGTGTAACGTTGGTTTCACCAAATTAATTTGAAAAACATCCTCAAGTTGCTTTTCGAAAACAGTTTCTGCTATTTTGCCGTCCATAGCATGATCTATATAGATTGCTTTAACAACAGCTAGCATAGCTGAGGCCATAATCAATTTATCTTCGCTCGTTTTAGCATATTGCTCAACATGCGCAGCGAAATCATTTATACCCTGACTTAATTTAGCATCATTTTCAGAATAAGACATCACTTTTTTCTCATTCTTGCAATATCTTGCTGATTTTCTATTCTCATTTCAGCAATATTTAAATTTTGATCCAGTTTAGCTTGATCAATTTGTGCTTTTTGTGCAAGTTTAGCTGTATCTAAGATATTTCTACCCTCATCATACTTAGCTTTTCTCATTGCATCTTGCTCTTTTATGTCTAATTCACGATTTTTAAGAGCTACTAATGGATCTTCTCCTGCACCTTCTAAATATTCTTGCTCTTCAGCAACAATTTCTTCAGTTATTTGTGCTTCCATCTCTGCAATTTGAGATTCTAAAGTCTTTTTAATTTCTTCCTGAACTTCTGGAGGAATTTGACCATTATATCTTTGAGCAACTTCTTCTAACATTTGTTTATTTTGTTCCATAACCATTTGTCTAGCTAAAAATCCTATATGTTGAGAAATATGGGCCTGTAATGAAGCCATTGCAAGTACACTTGAACGAACCAAACTGGATGACATAAAAGCTCTATGTGCTTTTATGTGAGCAGAATGATTTTGTTCTGGCCATGCTTGTAATTCTTTTGCTTTTAAAGCTTCTGAATTCTCTATAGCTGGATCTTTAGGTTCTGGTTTTGGAGGAGGTGTTAAAATTGATTGAATGTTTTGTACTCCTAATGCTTGATACATTCTTCTATAAGCCTCATACACATTATGTATTTGAGGATTAGTTTGAGATAATTGTAATTGTGCTTGAGCTAACTCTATACGTTGAGCCATAGAAAATATACTAGGATCAGATACAGGAATTATATCTACTCTATCATCAAAATCAGCTTGTTTAATCATTTTATTACCACCTACAACTGCATAAGGATATTCTGGTGGTAAGTAAGTTTGAAATACTTTTGCTAATAATTTAAATTCTATTCTTTGAGCATAGTGTAATCTTTTGTGAATTGCACTCATGACTTTAGTTCCTTGCTCAATCATAGCCATTGTAGTTCCTACAGGATTAGCTTGATTAGAATCTGCTACTTTAGCATCAGCTACAGCTGCAAATCTTTTTCCTGCATCAACACAAAAACCTAAAAGTAAAAATAAAGTTTGTGATGGTTCTTTGTAAGGTAATGGAAGTAGTCCTGCTCGTAAATCACCAGATGGTGCATCTACATCCCTGAACTCTCCTGGTTGGATTGGGTTATCGTCGTCTGCAACTCGCAACCCTCTCGCTTTAAATCCTGCAGGGAGATTGGACAACGTACCAGCATCAATGAGTTGACGGAGGGCTGACGTAGCTGTCCTGGAGAGACCCCCGAGCATGTGTATAAGACCAAAGCCATAAAAACCAAGACCAGGGAGAAACTTATAATGTACAAAATATTGTATCTTTTTACGAAGTGGATCGGTTTCAATATAATTTCTATAAACAGATAATACTTTTCCAGATCCTTCATCAATTGTAACAATGTAAGGTAATCTTATACCTGTTGCTGCTCCTGTTGTAACGTCTCTATCTTCAAAACCTGGTATGTTTAAATCACAATGAATTTCAAATAATGTGTATTCATTATCATCTTCTTCTCCATATGTAGTAGAACTTACTCCCGATACATTTTGATACTCTTCTTGAATTTCATTTGTATTGGTTAAAGATGGTCTAATTTCTACATCTCTATAAAAACCAGCTACCTGATTTTTTCTTATATCATTATATGTTTGTTTAACAATATGTGTAACTCTTGGAGATGAAGCTAAATCTGTTGCATAAAAAGGAACAATTAAATCTTCACATGGAATAAAAGAAGCTTTAGCTCTTTGTTCTTGTCCATCAAAATAAACTTTTTTAAATGCAGATCCAGCTAATCCTAAATTAAATAATAATTGATCCATATCAGGATCATATTCTTCCATTACATTAGTAATCTGATAATTCATAAAATCTTTAACTCGTTGAGCTTGATCTTCTGAATCTATAGAATGAGCTCCTACAATATTACATTTAACAGGACCTCCTGGTGGAAGTAATTCTTTATAAGCTTGTGCTTGAAACTGTGTTGCTGACTCTGCAAGTAATGGATGAGTAACTCCACTAGCACCTTGAAATGGTCTAGCTCGTTCTTCATATTTAAATCCTAATAATTTAATACCATCAACATAAGATCGTTCCCAATCTTGTCGTGATGATTTATCCATCTCATAATCTGCTCTTAGATTATCAGACATTTTTTCTAATTCATCTTCTGTAATAAATTCTGCTAAATTAGCTCCAAATGGAACTGCCGCAGATTCTGGTTCAGGTTCTATAAATCCTTCATCTTCAACTTGTATTTCTACTTCAGGAGAACCTTCTTCATTTGTAGGTAATATACCTGCTAATTTATCAACTTCTACTTCTTCAGGTATTGTGTTGGGTAATGCTTTATCAATGGCCACTAAACTGCTACTCCTAATATGTCTATTCCAGCTAATGCTGAATATTTGTTAATCTCGGTTTTACCACCTTCTTTATACTCTTGAAAACCAATTTTTGCTAGAAGTTTTCTATCAAACCCCTTTATGTTTCTTAAATCAATAACAATACCAGGTTGAACCGCATTTTTACCTCCAGGCATACTTCCATAATTTATAGGTCTAAATGGTTCTTTAAAAGTGCCGGCCTTAATCATTTCTAAAATTTTAGGATCATTTAATCCAAACTGGTTATAAATTGATTTCATCTTAGACATAAATTCATCATTGGTAGGTGCTTTTTTATCCCAAGCAATAAACATTTCTACATCGTCCCCTGCTCTTATGCTAAATGGTTTAGAATCAATTCCTAGTTGTTCTAATCTTTTTATGTACTCGTCCTGAATCATTCTAGCTGCTTCTAAAGATCTTTTTCTATAAATATTATTAAAAGCTGTAGCTAAATTAGCACTACTTCCTTGTTCATAACCCATAACAACTTCAGGCGCAGGTATAGCAATAAAATCTTTATTTCCTTTAATAGCAAGTTCAATTTCTCTTTTTAATATTTCTTTTATCATTTCCGTTTGTTGTCTAAACGGAATATCAGGCATACTATTAGCTTGAGTAGGTGTGTCTTTAAATTCTTTATTTATTCTTTTGATTTCGTCATCAACTTTTGAATAAGCCTTATGGTTTTGTTGTGCCATAAACTCATCAGCATGTCCAAAATCAGCTAATATCTTTTCTTTTACTTTAGCTAAATTAGGATCATTATCAGGAATTTCTTTAACTCTTTCCATCAATGCTCTTTGGTTTTGAGGTAAATTATAATCTGTTGCATCATCAACATCAGATTTAATTAATAACTTTTTTAATTCACTATTAAATATTCTATTCTTTTGATTTTCTAATTGGTTTAATTGGTTGGTTAAAGCTTCTGCTTGGTTGGCATGAATCTCTGGTTTAAAAACAGGTTTATCACTTTTAGCAACATTCCTCATTGTATCAAATTGCATTTCATCTAATAAAATTCCATTTTGACCATCTGTACTTGTTCTTTCTGTTTTTCTTACATGGGCTAATTCATGGTTTTGTCCCATGTGAGTACTTCCTATATCTTTAGTATCTTTTTGTCCTTTTAAGGGTTCGTAAGTATATACTTCGGTTTTATGTGTCTTTTGAGCTTTTCCAGGAAGAGAATATTGGCTATGACTTGTTGTGGTCCCAAAATTTTCTCTTATATTTTTTAAACCATTTAAAAATCTACGAGCAGCTGTACCTGCTTGTGTCTTATTTAAGACGTCTGCTGATGCTTGATAAACATTAAGCGAAAAATTAGGAGCATTAGTATCTCTCAACATAGGAGTCCAAGCATTTCCACCTTGAGCTTTTTCTGCAGCTAAAGTAATCTCCGCTAATACTTTATCAATCTTATCATTAAGAACAGCTTCTTGTCTGGCACTTAATCTACCATCTGTATTATCTAAAACTCGTTGATAATATTTTTGAAAATTATCTACTTTTGTTTGAATAAATTTACTTACATTAGGAGGTAATGTTCCTCTACTAGTAAACCCTGTTCCATTAACTAAAAATAGTACTTTTGCAAAAAATTATAGAGGTAAAGCAGAAGTAGATATTTTTCCAATTGATGATGAATCTGAAGGTAACGCACCTGCAAAATATTTATATCCTGTTATTGGTGGTGGTAGTAATAAGGTTTATGAGACTCGCTTTAACCAATGGTTAAAAGCAAATAATTATATGAAGAGAAGTCAATTCGCATATCCTAATAAAAAATATAGGGACATGATATTAACTACAGGAAAAAATAAAAGAGTTTTGCCTTATATCTATGCTGATACACAAAGAGCATTAAGAAAAACTGATGCAAA